GGATCTCTCCCGTTTGTAAATTAATCAAAGCGATTCAGTCTGAGCGTGGGCGATCGAGGTGTTTTGTGGGTTAGAAAAGGAACGGGGGGTCGGTGGTGTTCTCTTGCCTACAAAAAAACGCCCGCCTTTGGCTAAATTGCACTTGTAACAGGCACTTAATAAGTTCTCATCATTATCAAGCCCACCAAGCCTTCTTGGGATTACATGATCAACTGTGTCTGCTTCCTGCCCACAGTATTGGCAGATAAACCCATCACGCCTGAGTATCCGCTCTCTAATAGACCGCCATTGTCTTGTAGATCCTGTTGATCTTAGTGCACTCTTACTCAATACCATCCCTTAATCTTATGATGTGCCAAAGCATTACAAGGATTACTATAACGCTTTTGTATGTATTTGAGTTGCCAATCAATTTGTTTAAATCCATCAACTGTTGCTAACCACTTAGATCTACCTTGAGGAATACCATGATGACTACCATTCTTTGCTTTTGGATTCCATCTAGATTCTTTAAAATTTAACTCATCTAAACAATAGAATTGATCTAAGTCATTAAGCTGTATGAATGCATATTGTCTGTAATGATTGGTCTTATTAGCAGCTACGGAATCATCTTTTAAAAGGCTTATGTTCAAGACTATGAACAGAGGTATCACCAAACCAAACCTTGCGATCTTTCTGCTTCGCAGATCGCCCTTTCGCTCTGAAAGCGAATTTGCGTTTAAGGGTAGCATACGCTTCCAAATCGTTCGGCATAACCGCAGGTCAGACGGCGTGGCGTTCATCAATCGCTTTCTGCATTGAGTTAGATCCCGGAAACAAATCATCTAATGTATCTCCTTTTTGATAGTTAAGCAGATCAAGTATCCATTGATTAAAAGCGTCAGGTTTTGCACCTACCAAACCTTTTTTCATCGCTATTGAGCAACTAAGCCAATCTCTCACCATAGGCTTGCGCTTATAGACTATTCGACCACCATAAAGCAATACAGCCTCCCATGCATATTGGTTTGTAACTGGTCTAATCTGATGAAATGTTTTAGTCCATGCACAGATTCGAATTTCATCATGTTTAATTATCCAAGCAAGATCAGCAGGATTGCAGCTAAGAGCCCATCCATCTGGATATTCTGTCATTAGACGATCAATTAGATCCCAATGTGCTTGCTTACCATCCCAAATGTCAGCCTGATCGTGTAGTTTTCCATACAGGCGTTTTCCTTGCTTAAAATATGGTGGATCAGCATAAGCAAACTTCATATTGACATCCATCCTATGTATTGTGCATCCGGATTATCTATAAGCCATTGCTTACGCAATTCATTCTGATAAGCCCAATTGATTTGATGCGTCATTTCGTCATGATTAGCGCACATGTATGGCACTCCTTATCTGCAAACATCCAAGACCCACACTTAATGCAGCGCATTACAGGCTCTTGAGTGTCAGTTGATTCTGCTAGGTTTTTAGTCCCGACAGCGCAACACTTTAGGCATTGATATACTCTAAACCCATCAGCTTCGGGATATCCGTCAAGCCATACAAACTCAGTATTGGCTGAACAGAAGTTGCATCTAAAATTAACCATCTTTGCCAGCCCATCCAGTTCCTCGAAAGATCGTAGGCACAGCTGTAAAGACACGCCTTAAAGGTGCATTGCATACTTGACAATGAGGGATTTTATGATCCATTGGTAAATCCAATACAATCAGCAACCCCTCACCATCGCATATGTAATCGTAATTAGGCATGATACGGAATTCGGTTTATTGCATGGCAGGAATAGCATCGAAGCAGATCGCCCTCATGAAGTAATCTGTCATCGTTGCATAAGTCGCAAGTAACCATTGATGGCTCTACTTTTACTCCGTCATCCGTAAAGGTGGCAGTTAAGCCAGAGCCGTCAATTATTTGTAATTCACCCATTTATTCACCTCCTTTGAAATACCATTTTCCATTACCGGTAAGTGTTGCCCAATTAGGCGGACATTCTTTTGCTTTACAAACATATCCATAATAAGGCTTTCCTCCTTTAGAGATTCCTTCTTTCAAGATATGCCCATGCTGACATGCAGGTGGCTCATTAGGTATTGATGATCCAATCTGATCTACAACATCACCAACAGACCAAGCCACAGGTTCAGGCTCTTTTTTGTCAGCTGCAAAACTATCTCTTAAGATCGTTTCGATTTGTGCTGACTTACTTCCGGCTTTGCCATACATATTTTGGCGGCTTTCTAGCTTCTCCTTAAAAGATTGATCTGCTTTAACAGTTTCCATGCTGTCTTTTGTAGCAGTCTTGTTTGAGCCTTTAAGAATTATTATTGCCCTTCCCAAACTACTGCTGGCAGTATCCTCGACATACCATTTTTTCATATTAGCCATATAGGTTTCTCTAGATCCAAATGCAATGTTGCTAACTGCTGGTGCTGGATCTGCTGCATCTCGCCACAAGGTTGCTTGCACCAAGATATAACCTTTTTCAGGATCGTGGCTGATAACTGATATATCAGATCGACCCATTGGATAGTTGGCAATAAACCATTTGTTTAAAGTAGCCACATCCTCATAATCGTCAAGATTAAATGCCATTATTAATCCTCCCAATTTTCATCTTTGACTGCATCGAGCACGGTTTTATAGACAGACCCATAGGCAATGAAGTCCTTGATACTGTCCTCGTGATCTGGAGTTTCACTAAGCCGAGAAACCTTGACGAGTGCCATACATAATGCAGCTTGGTGTGGTGTGATAGGGAAATCGAGATATGCAGACCAAAGACCTGCAATTCGTTTGTGGTTATAGTAAGGATGTCCGTACACACTTCCACGCTGTTGGATCGTAGTAATAACCTCATCAAATAACTGCTCAGTTTTTGTCATAATCAAAGACTTCATCTGACTGCTGCTTAATAGTAATCATTCTGCGGTGCATATCCCACCCCGTAGCACGCCCAGACCAATAACCCCGATTGTAAATTTCGGTTTTCCATAAATTGACTGCATAGGCTAATAAGCCCGTTGCTATCATGAACCATAAAATGGTGATTCCGTTGATTTTCATACTGCTCCCTTTACCCACAGCGTTCGTGTGGATGCATAAAGTATGACCTAGATCAAGGACGCTTGGTTATTTTCTTTCGGAGTGTTGTATAACGATTAGATAACGCTAATATCCTCAAAATCATCGATATGGTCATCAATCGTGCGTTCGTGATAATCGGTTTCAAGACCCATAAGTCCGTCTATTATAGGTAAATGACCCGTCATGATTGACCGGAATCAACTCAACTTGATGTCCTTTATTGCCAAAACTAAGCACAGTAAAGCCCATATTCCAGTCGGCTGAGTTATATTTCAGGTAGGTCGCCTTACGCATATCCATGAGATGACCGGCTTCTATGCCCCAAATCGTTGAATAACGCCCGTTTAAGCCAGTTTGGTGTCGGACTGCACCCTGCCTATGGCTATGCCCACAAACTACGCTAGAATGCCACTTTTTACTAAGATTTAAGGCAGTTATACCGGCATGCTTAGACATGTTGCCTTCATCGCCATGAGCCAAGTGCCAGCCCTTTTCAAACTCGTAGGCTCTTTTATGAAATCTAATGCCCAAGCTGCTGAAATCCATAAACTTGTCATAAGCCAATTCCGGCAATCCAATAAGTGATGGCGCACCCTTCAGCAAAGTTTGATAAATTCTATCGGTGTGATTTGATCTGACAATATCGGTCGTGCCTAGGTCGTAAAGTATTTCCTGACCAAGTTTTCTTTCCTCGTCAAGTGTTTCTGCAAACTCTAGTTTTGTCCCTTTTGCCCAACGGCTTTGCGAACCAAGATCCATTTCATCACCAACATTTAATACAAAATCAAATTTCTCATGCCTTGCCATTTTAATCAGATTTGAAACTGCCTTCGGATGGTGCAATGGAATCTGTAAATCTGGCGTTACAAGATACCTGCGGTTGGCTTTAATTAATCGTCATCCTCATCGTCAGTTGGATCTATGGATGGAATGATCCCACCATCGCCCACAATCCAATCAGGGAATGTCTTATGTTCAGTCATCAACCAAAAAGCGTGCTCAGGTGTGAATCCTGCTTTTCTAGCTGCTTTGTAGCATTCGTGTAATGCTGTGTAATGCTGATCGATCTTTGATAATGGTTCAGGAGATTGGCGAACAACTCGACGATTGATCTTTTTGCGTTTGATAGGTTTTCGTGTGTTCGCCATAATTAAAATTATGACTTACTAATTAAGACAAACAGATCATCGACACGCTTTTCTAGCCTTGTAATTTGATCCTTGATACTGCTTCCAGAATTGGGTTTCAATTCTTGTAAGTAGGATTTAATAACCCAGCGCAGACCCAGCAATAAACTTGTAGATACGGCGGATACGCCAACGGCTATACCAACCCATTCGTTGGCTGTCATTTCGCATTAAGTCCATAATCAGCCTCGTTGCCAGAATTAGGATCTAATGCCTTGACAACAGGTGCAACCAATGCACCAGCAAGAATTGCAAACTCTGGTCTGATATCAGCAACAATTGCCAACAGCACAGTTATACCGGAAGCAGCCACAGCTCTTAAATATGACTTGATTGCAGCCTTGTGTTTGTTTGATAGTTTCATGCTTTGCCTCCTAGTAGTGGGATGTGAAAGAAATCTGAATTGTTATCTTGATTTTTCTTAAAACTAACATGGACATGATGCATGTGAGGATTACCCTTATATTTGCGCCAGCGCCATCCAAGAATCGGTGAAGCAATTTTTGATTGATGGATTACATAACTGATGCGACCATTGGTTTTCCCGTATGATCGAATTTGATCTGCCAAATATGCTGAAAGCCCTTTGTCGTCAGAAAGCCGAGCGTCAATATCAATTGCTCGCACGCATCCATTTGTGTCTGGGTTGTGATCGCTCTTTCGTGTGCTATGTCTAGCATCACCAATCCACCCATCAGATTTGCGGCTACGCTCTGGGAAGGAATCATCGATTTGCTCACGCAGTTGAACAGCTGCTTTAGATAGGTAGGGTTTCAATTTCAATCCAATTTAATGTGTCTTCATCCCAAATGTATTTACCATCTGGCATTGGTGTCGGGGCTTGCCAATCAAAGTTTTCATCTAATGACCAAGATGGATATGGTTGAGGTGCAATAAATACATCCGCAACAGGATCATAAGAGTAGCCAATGCTTGCAAATTGTTTCCTTATGCGATTATTGTAACTGGTGCGCTTGACTGTGTATTCAGTACCTAATGCGTAATAAGTTTCTGTATCTAGTCCATCGATTAATTCAGTTTCATCTTTACCGACAATGACGGCTAAAACAGTCATTTTGTCATCTAAGTATGCGTAATGTGCCATTATGCCCAACTTACTGTGTCTGAAACACCGGCTGCTGTAACAGTTGAAATTTTAAAGCTACCACTTGTTGAAGTTGATTCGGTAACTCCACCACTAAATGTTGCAGTTAATGCTACTGGGTATTTAAGAATTACAACTCCAGCACCACCATTACCACCATTTGCACCACCACCGCCTGAGTTACTAGCACCGCCACCGCCATTTCCTCGATTAGCAGTACCATTTGCACCATTGCTTGTCGTATTGCTAGCACCACCATTACCACCAACGGCATAAGTAAGAGATGATCCTGAAATAGAATTTGCTGTACCTGCACCACCGGTACTGCTACTTGGATAACTTGATGAACCAGCACCGCTAGCACCGCCACCGCTACCTGAAATGCTTCCACCATTGTTACCTTCAACTGGTGAGTAGCCACCTTCATTACCTGTACCACCGGCAGCACCAGATGATGAACCACCACCTGATCCACCTGTACCACCAGCACCGCCACCTTCGTGTCTGCCAGTACCGCCACCAGTTGATGAATGTGTATTAAAAGTAGAATTAGAGCCTTTTGCTCCGTTGTTTATCCCAACACCACCTGCGCCACCTGCGCCAACAATTAATGAATAAGAAGTTCCCGGAGATAATGTTTGAGAAATAAAATTTCTGTAACCACCTGCACCACCACCACCGCCACCATTGTAGGAACTTCCGCCACCACCGCCACCGCCACCACCGGCAACAACTAAATAATCAACAGAAAATGTGCGTGGATAGTTTTGACTTGCTATTACTCCCAAAATAGACATTAGGCAAGATCACCAACAATATACCAAGTGTCGGTTGCAACCTTAATACATGAAGCAGCTGAAAATTGTGCTCTTAATTTAGGAGCAGTTGCTGTTGCCCCAGTTGATGAAATTGTTGTTGTTCCAGATGTTACTGCTTTGATAGTTGTTTGACCTGCACCAATTTGAATAACATTAATAACTGTTCCTACTGGAAAAGCAACATTGGCGTTAGTTGGTATTAAAAAATCATTTGCTGAAGCAACAGACATTGTTACAAGTTTTTGATCTGCGTCTGCCAAAACAACTGTATAAGTTGCAGTTTGAGCGTTTAATGTTAATTTAGATCCAGCAGCATAATCATAAGAAAGTGTTAATGCTCCAGTTGTGCCACCACCTGTTAATGGACTGTTTGTATTAACAGCTGTAATGTCACCAACATCGTTTGTGATCCAAACAAAATCCATGTCAGCATTTGAATTCTTTGACAATATCTGACCGCTTGTTCCACCTTCAAGATCTTGCATAGATGTATCAATTGCTTGACCAAGTGTGCGGATAGCAGCTGCGCCATCCTTAACCAGATCGGTGTCGTCCGGTGTTTCCCATCCGAAATAAGTTGTGTTTGCCATATTAGGCTACTGCTCCAATCGCATTTTCCCATGTTAGTGTACCACTTAGAGTGTTCCAAGCCTCTGAGGCTGATACTTGTTCCCATTGAACTGCAACTTGAGAGAACTCGATCGGGCTCAAATTTATGGTTAAAAATAATTCATTGAATCTAGTGCTCCAACGCCAGCCTTCAACATAACCCTCAAACTGTAAGGTTGGGGCTATTTGAACAGGCAAGTCTGTAATCCGCATTGGCTGACCCACAAAGATTCCAAGCAAGGCATCTCGGTCTGCATCGTCAATTGCTGAGTTAGTCAATGGAAATGTAATGCTGTCAAATAAGGCTCTGGGATAGGATCTAAGGGATATAAAGCGATTAGCCACAGCTTGTGCATCGGTGGCATCGTGCAAGACTGTATTGATCGTTTCGCCTCGGTAACCAAATACCTCAATACTGTCTAAATCAATTGCGCTTACTTGTGAACCAAAGTTATTGCCGTAATTTAGGAATACATCGTTTCGAACATCTGCGCCCCTAGTCAAAACTTTTAATCCTGCTCCAAAGGCTGTGTTTGCTGAAATTTCTGTATAGCCATTATTGGCAAGATAATTCTGTCTGTGTACAGCGTCGGCATATCCAATGCGACCTTCGTTGTCCTCATACAAAACACCAAATGCACTGTCAGCAATAAGGCTTGCAATGTTATAGACAGTATCTGGGTTTGCGCCTCGATTTGAAATTTCATAAATTCCTGGTCGATCAATTTCGCCAAGTCCTAAATTCTCTGCATTTGCCCAAGTAATTGTTGGATCATATCCAGCCCATGTTTCAGCTGCTGGTACTTCATTCCAATTGTTCAAGAATAGATCAGCAAGCAATTCAAACATTTGGTCGCCATCATCATCTCTAGCCAATGTTCCGTCATAAATAACCTTGGGCAGTTTAGCCAATGAACCTAAAGCAATTACTGTATAAGTAAAGGTTTCTGCAATACTACTTGCTGAGGCAACCTCGGTTGTGATGTCTGTAATATTGCCACCAAATAAAGTTTTAAACGCATTGGTGCTGTCTTTGACTTGTAAGGCTATTCCGTCATTGATTTGGAAATTATAGTTTTCATTGTTTAAAGCCACCAATGTAATTTGAATATAAGATGGCGTTGGTTGTGCGTAAATATCCTCACGACCTGCTTGATGGGCTATATCAGAGATCGTAACATCGGTGTATTCCACACCATTGATGCTTAGCTTATATTCAGGCGTAAAGATTGACATTATCTCGCTCTAGTGATGCCGCTGTTGTAAAGTTGTGGAACTGATCTGGATGAACTTTGGTTAATTACTTTAGCAACGGCTCTTGCAGCACCTTCACCATCTATTGCTTGAATCGAAATGTTATTGATAGTTGTGCCAGCCCTTGCTGCACCAGCACGCAATTGCGCCTCTGTGGCTTCCGATCTATCTGAACCTGACGATCCTGATAAACCACCACCACCGCCACCACCACCGCCACCACCGCCAAAAGGAGGTATATTCGGCAATATCGGAATTGAATTATATCTAGCAATTAAAGCATTGATTGCAGCAATTGCAACATCTACTGCTGTTTGAATTCCTGAAATAACCTTCCCAATAATGTTTGTAACTTCACCTGCAATAATACCAACAGTCTTTAATGCAGCACCTAATGTGCCAACTAAAATAGGAATTACAACATCAACAACAAATTTACCAAATGCATCAAAAGCTTCTTGATTATCTTTAATGGCTTGTTTAATTGGATCAAAATATGAAGCAAATTCTTGTAATCTAGGAACCACTTGATTAATAATGAGGTCAACAAATTTTTCAACAAATGGCAATAATCGGTAACCGATTTCCTCTTGCGCCTCAGCAAAAGCTTGTTTTAATCGATCAATTCTGCCTTGGAATGTTTCAGCGTTTGCAGCTGCTGCGCCACCATAAAGATTGGTCAATGCCTTTGTAGTTTCGGTAAAGTCCATTGCCTTTAAATCGGCTTGGCTCAAACCAATTCCCAATCTAGCAAGTCTTGTATCTTGTCCTTCGTAGGCTTTTGATAATGCCTCCACAACTGTGCCAAGCTCTTTTCCAGTTCCCTTTGATACATCAATTGCAAGATTGAGTAATTTTTGGGATTGGGTTGTATCTTTTGTGGATACGGATAATCTCTGGAATGATGCTCGTAACTCATTGTCGGTAATACCTGTGGCTAACTGGGTTTTTGTAATGTATTGTTCAGTTGCAATTATTTGGGCATTTGTAGCCCCTGTGGCGGTTTTAAGGGCAGCAGCCAACCTTAACTGCGCCTGTTCATCCTCGATGGCTGATTTGACCCCATCTACGGCTAATTTGACCCCATAGGCAGCAGCAGCAGCAGCAGCAACCGCAAAAGCAGCAGCAGCCTTTTTTCCAAATTCTGCAATCTTACTTGCATTACTTTCAACGGCTTTATCAGCTTCGCCAAGTTTTTTCTTAAGATCATCAACATCAGCAAGGATGGATAACTTAAGGGTACGACTACCGGTTGCCATCAGACCCACTCCTTAATAATGCGATCAAAACTCTTTTCCCACTTGTCAATTAATTCAGGCTGAATTCTGCGAAGGGTTGGATAAATGAACCATCCTCGAGATCCACGACCTTGCCGTCCCGAATAACTAGGGAACTGTTTAAATTTATTTGAACCAAACTCAACGCCACCCCATAGGGTTTGCGTAGTAGCACCACCTGAAAACTTTTGTCTTGCAAAGCCATAGCGGAACTCACCGATCTTGCTCGATTTAGAGATGCTAACGCCATCTGCGACTCTCTCCGCAACCTTGCCAGCCTTTGTTCGAGTTCTAGCTGCCGACTTAATTTCCTCTGATGCAAAATACGCCAAAGCAGCAGATTGAGTTCTTGCTTCCTCTGTTGCTTGGTCATCCATAAGTTTGAATGCTTTGTAAATATCACGCAAATCGTTTTTATTGTATGCAATGGTTTCTTTAGCCATTTCTCGCCTCCAATACTTCGATCGCTGTTAATATGTCATCCGCATCAACCCATTCACTCATTGGTATCTTTGTGGCGATTGCCAACTCAACCAATAATCTGTTTAGGCTTCCTGCTTTGTGGCTTTTGGGTTTGCATCACCAACAATGACATCCGCTACTGTTTCCATCCAAATATCCATTGGTTTGATGGGCTTATCTCCTGCAAGTTCACGCTTATGTGCATGATAAGCAAGAAACATAAGATCCCAAATGCCCAACTTTTCGGATGCCTGACCAATAGTGTTTCCTGTCTGCTTTTCCCACTTCGCCCACTCAGGTGGT